AGCATACGTTATTTAGGACGGGTAGGGGGCGTGGACAGTTGAGTAATTGACTGTCGATTGATGAATGCAATGAGTTCAGGCGTCTCATCCCATTCCCAAACTTCCTTATGACTTTAACTATCGATACGCTCAAGCGTCTTTTTCATTTGCCATCTCCTCAAATTTGTCTAAAATAGTGTCAAAAGATCCAATCTGTTCAATCTCGTTGATCAGTCTAGCGATCTGAGTACAAACAATCGGTCGTTCTTGCCTAGCAGCATATGCTAGGGCATTTCGTAGAGAAGCAGAAGCTTCCTTCAAGCTCTCCTCTACTGATTTTGATAGAGCCATTACTCACCTGAACCTTGAACAAAGTTATCCTACTCGGTTTCTGGGATCCTGTCAATCCCTTTGGCGCCAATCCTCTGGTTTGTCTCTACCTTCTGTGAAGAAATCAACAATTTCATCAACGGAATTAAAACGAGCAATACCTTTTGCTTCGTGACCAATTCCACCAATGTCAAGTTGGTTTAAAAAATCGTCCATATCTCCCTCCTTCATGTCGGGATTTGCTGCTGTTCTTCTTGCTTGACGAAGAATTGTTGCTGCTGATCTATTTGATTTTGCTAACTTTTCTGCCCATATCATATCTTCCAAACTCACATCTTTGTGTGCTATAATTTTTTCACAGATCGCTTCTAAGCGAAGACGATATTGGGTAGAAAGCATAAAAACCCCTTCACTACTAGGTATATTTAGTTCAGATATATTAAAGCACCCTTTATCTTCACATTTCCTACACCAATAATATCAATCTTATCTGCAGAAGTAATAGCAACTGAAGATCCACCAGTAAGTGATGCCGTTCCTCCAGCATTAGCTGAAAAGGCACCACCAGCAGTTACAGAAACAGATCCAGTAGCAACCTGAGCAATACCAGCAGTTGATTGATATATCTGTGGTCCTGTAGTTTTTACTGTATAAACATTATCTCTGGATTTAATTAATGGAGGGATTGGCAATCCACCGACAATGATTTGTTGGAATGCTCCACCAATCCACTGCTGATAATCACCTAAAACTTTGTGATTAATATGACCAGGACTAACAACATTAACAGAAGCACGGGGGTCAAATTGAATAGTCGTTTCTTCAGAAACTCCATATTTCATGATCTGACCAAATACAACATCCTTTTTATTTGATGTAGTTTGCTCGATATTTCCAGAGAACATCTGAATGTTTCCAGATCCACCATTAGCATCTATAATTATGTTTTGACCTTTCAGGTATAACTCACCTGCTGCATCGATGATGATTTTTGTCGCTTTGATAGTTCTCTGTGATCCTTTTGCGTCTTCTATCACATCACCATAACAAATGATGTTTAGTGCCTGCTTTTCTGGATCATCTCCAGCAGAATATTCGTAGTTAGATCTATTTTCATGCTTTTGTTGAGTTCCACCATAACTATGAAAATTTAACTTGCCACTTGCTGGTCCACGATTTTTAGTATATTTTCCACTCACCATTATGACGGTTCCTTGATTATTAAGGCAAAGAAATCCATCAGCAGGACCATCAATTCTCAACGCTTTTGTTTGACCATCTGGATGCATTCTTTCGTAGATATGACTGCTTGTGAGAGCACCTTTATATACAGTACACAAGCGAGGTGTTTCTGCTAATGTTTGTGTCTCATTAGATGTTGTTGGTTTTGCAGCACCATTCTTTAGATTATTGTATGTCTGTTTAGAAGCAGCTGGTTGTTTTGCAAGATTTTCGGTTTTTGCGTGTAAATCTGTATGTGACATAACTTACTCCTATGGACAATCAATATAACGACCAGTGCCAATCTTAGTAGCACCAATTCTAACTAGAGCATCCTGCTCCAGGCAAACTAAAGATGGGAGTAGTTTGGCACCATATCCACCACCACCAACGATGAGTATTTCTGGAAACTTATCAAATGTTCTTGTTCTATCCAAAACTCTTCCACCAATTACATATCCATCATCATTTATAATTGCTTCAGCAACTCCAAGTTCACCATCAACATATAGTTCTGGAGTTTCTGTATATCCTATTCCTGGTCTAATAATAGTAAAAGTATCGATAATGCAACGAACATTGTTTTCTACTGCCAAATTCTTCTTATATCCATATCCAGAAGATTGGACACGAATTTCAGTTAAATATCCATTTTCATCCAATAGAGCAGATGCAGTTGCTCCCAATCCTTGACCACCAATAAACACATATGGTGGTTCTGCCCAAGGAGATCCAGGGTTGTCAATAGGTATCTCAATAATACCACCATTATCATCAGTAATAGGATCTTTTGTTGATGGCAAAGCAAATTCAATATAATTTGTTTTTGCTACATCACCAGCACCTTGATCATAATCATTAATGTTTCCACCACTACCTTTTATATTTTCATCTGGAACAATCAGAACGCTTGCGTTTGCTCCTGTTCCGTTGATTGTAAATGTTAATGTCTCGGTTGTTTCTGGCTCGTCATCTTCAGCAATTCCAACAACAACTTTTGCTGTGCCTTGATTAACTACAAAACTTCCATTAAGTGATTGACCAATAATGTCAGTTGTCGAAACTCCAGTGAGAGTATAATATCCCGTGGTGCCATTGGCGACATTTTTAGTCGTAATTGAAAATACAATAAACTCTCCTTCTTTTACACTGGATTTGTCTGATGTAACTTCATAGTATGGAGTATCAGTAGCTCCTCCTTGTGCAGTATTACTGCCGCTAGGATCAGTTGTTGGAGTTCCGACAACACTCTCGGTAAATGCCTTGTCGATGTTATAAGATGGATTTGTTGATTGTGGAGAATATGGAGTTATTAAATCAGGAGATTCTGTAATTACACATTTTCCGATATTTTTATTATATGCTGTGATTATTCCAGATTGTTTTTCTGGACTATTTAAAGATATCGATACAAAGAATGTTTCGGTTGCCTCTTTCTGTGAATTTATAAAAGTTTTAATCTTGAAAGACTTTGATGTTTCTCCCGCAGCAAATCCAAGAATATCGTTGACGATTTCATAGTCAACACCAGAAGTTGCAGTTCCTTGATTATTTAAAGTTGAATACTTAACTGAAGATGCCACAGATGTATAACCAGATCGTGATACTGTAAATTCAGCATCTCCACCTTCCAATACTTCAATATCATTAATTGTATAAACAATCTTTGGTAACTCGGAAACATTTTGATTTGAAGAGACTGGAAGTGGTACGCCACCAGTAAATCCAACTGTTGTAAATTCTATAGATTTCCCAGTATATGCATCAGCACAAGTATATGATGTATAGTCTGCGCCAGTTGATGGGAATAAATTATCGATGCTAGAAATTAAATCATCAAGGAAATCGTTCTCTTTCTTTTGTTCTTCCTCGTCTTTTTCTTCTCTACTTCCATCTGTGCAAATTTTCTTATATTCAGCGCAAGTTTGATCTGGTCCAGAACAAGAAATTCCGAGTAATGAAAGGGCAAAATTGATTGCTCCTCCAATAATGTTTAGAGGTGCAGCAACTACCCCTAGGATATCTTGAAGTGGTCCAAGAACACTTGATAATACATCTTCTAGAAGAGAATTTACCTTTGATAGTATACCATTAACTAATGTGTCAATCTGACATGCAACAACTTTATAAATTTGTGTTACCAAATCCATCAAAACATTTGTCAACCAATTTGCCAAGCGATCTCCAAGGTCTTCCATCTTACAACCAAGATCCTTCAACATCTTATTGAAGAATTCTGTAACTGGTGTAAGAACATTTCCTTCTTCTGATGGCGATAACAATGCATTGATAAGGTCTTTAACCGCATTTTGCATTTTCTCAATAATATATCCTTTGATCTTCGCAATAAAATGTCTGATCACAAACATCACTTTGTTTGTGTATTTTCTTGCCTCATCCACAACGCTGTATATCTCTCCAGTTGCTTTATTGATGAGATAATCTCCAAGTTGTCCACCATTACCTTGCGTTGCTGCTAAAAGTTCACCAAGAATGCTTTTAATTTCTGTTCCCAAATCTTGTTTGTCACACTTTTCAGCTACAGACTGACACCATTTTTCTTCATCTTCAGTTTGTTGCGATGGTGGAATAGGAACTCTTGGATTTCCATTTACATCAGTAGATCCATCTGCTAAACCACCACCCATTTGATTTGTTTGAGCAAATGGAGATGATGGACCTTGTAATCCTGTGGTGTCTACTCCAAAAGTTGGATTAGAGAATAGATTGCCAGAATCTGTCTGAGTTCCAGTTTGTCCAGATCCGCCAGTTGGATTTTCTGGCGCTGGTTTTCCGTCTTTTGCAGGATTTATTCTTGCAGAGATTGCTCTTGTAAATGGAGGATCATTTGGTCTGGCATTTTTTATAATAGTTGTAGCGCCAGGAGTATGACCAATTGAACCCATAATGATAGGTTTTTGTCTTTCTGGGTCTAGATAAAATCCCACGACCCAACACCCAACCTCAAGCTGAGATCCTGCACCACCTTCGTTCCCAGGCATAAAAGGAACGTTGACGGGCATCATTACACTACACCATGGTAAATCTGGGGTGTCTAATAATTCTTTGCTACTTGGGTGCTCACCAACAATTCTTACTTTATAACGAATTCCACCCTTGTTATTTTTTTCGTCTTTTGCAGTTCCTTCTACCTGTCCAACCCACCAATTGAACCCATCGTTTCCAATTCTCTGCGTTGGAATAAGTTGAGATAACAGCTGATCCATATCACTCAGTCTTCATAAACTCTACACTCTAGAGCATTTGGATTACTGTCACAGAATAATTCTAGTGCAGTTGGGTCATGATCTTCGCCAGGGTGATTTGCTTTGTATGCTTCCAAAGCAGCAAGTTCTTCTTGTGTATGTCTACGAGATTGTGGAGAGATTTGCGGATCATCAAGAATTCGCCTATCTTGTTCAATATGTGCGTCAATATTTTCCATTTTAGTTTCCTCCTGTTACATTATTTAGTGCCATGTTGCGAAACACGATCTTTTATACCATGAGTGTCTCTAGCAACACGTAATGTTGTATTGAATACACCACCAGTACCAACCAAAGTATTATACTCATGAGTTACTTCCATAATCAAGTATACACCACTATATTCGGGATCATATTGATCGTCTTTTGCTTGCTGTGATGGCAATTTATTCTTTATTCTTATGTCAATTTTATCTCCAGCACAAATACTTGAATTTCCTGGTATCACAATCGTTGCATGTTGATTTGATAGACTTTCATATCGTGCAATTGATTGTGCAGCATATTCCAAATGTCTCTCTGCATATGGAGATGGACTTGTTGCTCCATCTTGAGGATATGGAGAAGCTGGTCCTGGTTCATTATACCAAGTTTCATGATCCATAATCATGGACATAATTTTTGTTGGATAATCTGCCAAAGTTTTACTTCCAGATAATTTTACAGTAGATGGTTCACCTTGACTACCCAAATGTTTCATCTGATCAAAACCCTTTTTCATATCATAAATGTATTCATCATATTGTCCTGTAGAATGGTTGAAAAAGCACATTTTTGTTGCGTATCTTCCCATTCTCAATCCAGTTATCAAATCAATTTCAGACTCAAATGTGATATTTGAAATAGTAAATCTATCATCAGCACCATCATCTTGATTTGCTACTTTTTCTACATATGGTCCCCAGGGTTTTCCATCATATGCTTTAGTTTTAGTATCAGAACACAATGTATCTACAGAAAAGAAATTATATCCTCTTTTATTTTCCCAGAAAAAGTATCCAGCACTTCCACCAACTCTTTTCTCAGAACCAGTTGTTGTTGGATTATTTGATTTTTTCGATGTTGCAACTGGTGTTGTTTGAGTTTCAGCAGCAACACTTTTTGGCATCAACATTCCAGCAATATCAAAAACTCTTCTTCTCGATCCTATCAACTTAGTTGCATAAAGACATGGTTCAGAATAATATGATTTTGTTGTTTGCAAATACTCTGTCAATAATTTGGCAATAATTTCGTCTGGTTTCCCTGTTAGTGGAACTTCAACCCTTATACATTCATTGTTTAATGCCTCTTCGGAAACAAGACCTAGTGTATAAACTTGATCTTGATTTTTTACATAACGATTTGCAATTTTCCATACTCTCAATGTATAGTCTTCACCAGATTGTGATGAATTTGTAATAATTCTTGCTTTGACAATCTCTCCACCTTGTATAGGCATTGTATTGATCAAACCAGCACTATCAGTAACAATCATTGTCGCCATCAGAAATGCATAATTTGTACTTTCTACATAACTGAACACCTGAACGATATTTGTAATGTCGAAAGATTTTTTCCCATCTGCTGATGTAATCGAAACAGATGCTATTTTGAAATCAGTTGTATTTTGTAGTTGTGCCATACTCTTATTGTACTCTCAATCTTAGTGCTGATAAAGCGCCCATTCCAGATGATCCAGAGGCAGCTCCTGCTGAATTTGATGATCCAGAACCAGATGTTCCATTATTGGAGTTAGCAATAACAGTTGTATTTCCACCACCTCTAGTATTTCTCATACCAGATGTATAAAATGCTGAAGCAGCTGCCACATCTTGACCTGTTGCTTGATTTGCTGGTTTAGCAGTTTTTCCAGCTTTCAATCTTGCTGCATTTTCTCTCATAACAGCAGATTTGTCTTTAGGTGGGGCAGCTGCTGTTGAAGTTGGAGTTCCAATTGGTTTTTTTGACGTTGCTGATGCTAGAAAATTCAATGGATTGACAGTTCCAGAAAAACCAAATCCACCCTGCCCTTTTCTTATTTCATAGTGAATTACTCCAGTATTAGTTTCTCCTTGAACAATCGCAGCACCAGGAGAAACTTTTTGTCCTTGTTGTACTAAAACTTTTGCGCCTTCTGCTATTCTTTCAGTAACTTTTAATTGTTCATTGTAAATATCAACATAATTTCCATATCCAGAAGGATCGTAACCTACTTGAACCACTGTACCACCAATTCTACTGTAGAACTTTTCGTTTCCCTTTATATCAAAATCTACACCAGCATGTTTTCTTCCGCCCCTTCTATTTGCTCCGTATGCTTGCCCGTGCATTGTTCCTGTATCTGGAAGTGCTGGCAATCTTCCTG